GGAAGGATTTATTTCGAGACGACTGCGACTGGCACAAACTATTATATGCCCATAGCAAATATGGATACCGGGGAAATTATGAAGGCAGAAGTTTCGAGGGTAATGAGTAACTCCTATATGCCAAGCTATACCCCGGTACTGAATGAACCGATGCTGTGGTTTGGTAGCTGCGGAAATAACGGCACCGTGGGATTTTTTATCCTGCTCAATTATCTTGCGACCATCAACAATCTGACCGAGCCTGTCACAAAGACGGCGGATAAGACGATGAAGATAACCTACATCATACAGGAGCAGTAACAATTTTATATCATAGGAACTGGCGGTTTGCCTTCGGGCAGCCGCTTTTTTCATACAAAAAATTTCAAAGGAGGAATTGAGATGAAGGAATTCTGGAACATGATTCAACTAATTTTTACAGCCATCGGAGGGTGGCTGGGCTATTTCATCGGAGGCTGCGACGGACTGTTCGTTGCCCTTGTGATGTTCATGGTGGCGGACTACATCACCGGGGTGATGTGCGCGTTCGTTGACCGGAAACTCTCCAGCGAGGTGGGATTCAAGGGAATCTGCAAAAAGGTGCTGATCCTCATGCTCGTGGGCATTGCCAATGTCCTTGACATTGAGGTCATCGGGACGGGGAGCGTGCTCCGCACGGCAGTCATCTTTTTCTATCTTTCCAACGAGGGGATTTCCCTCCTGGAAAATGCCGGACACCTCGGGCTGCCAATCCCAACGAAACTGATGGATGTTTTAGAGCAGTTACATGACCGCTCGGAAAGTGAGGACAAATAATATGAAGCTTGTGGAAAGTATTCTTACAAAGAATCCCTGCTACACGGCAGGAAAAAAAATCACGGTGAAAGGGTTAATGCTGCACTCGGTCGGATGTTCCCAGCCGAGTGCATCTGTTTTCATCAAGAACTGGAACAGCGCGTCATACAGCAGGGCGTGTGTCCATGCGTTCATTGACGGAAATGACGGTACGGTATACCAGACGCTTCCGTGGAATCACCGGGGATGGCATTGCGGCTCATCCCTCAATGGCTCGGCGAACAATACCCACATCGGGGTGGAGATGTGCGAACCGGGGTGCATTACCTATACAGGCGGTTCGACCTTCACCTGCAGCGACGAGGCGACGGCAAAAGCCGTGGCAAAGAGGACTTATGACGCGGCCGTGGAGCTGTTTGCCATGCTCTGCGAGAAGTATGGTCTTGATCCCACGGCGGACGGAGTCATCATCAGCCATAAGGAGGGACACAGCCGGGGCGTTGCCTCCAACCATGGTGATCCGGAACACCTGTGGACGCAGCTTGGAACCGGCTACACGATGGACACCTTCCGGAAGGCGGTAAAAAAGGCAATGGGAAGCTCCGGCTCTTCTGAAAGCGAGGAGACGGACAGCGCATCGGATACGGTGACCACTTTCCCGGATACGCCTTTTACCGTAAAGGTCCTTGTTTCTGACCTGAATTACCGTTCGGAGCCGTCCATGAGCGGAACGGTCAAGGGGCAGACCGGAAAAGGAACCTTCACCATCACGGAAGTGAAGGACGGCTGGGGGAAATTAAAGAGCGGCGGCGGATGGATATGGCTTAAGAATCCAAAGTACTGCACGATTGGGAGCACCGCTAAGACAAGTACCAGTACCAGTACGACTAAGACCAGTACCAGCGCAGCAAATACAGCCACGGCTACCAAATCGGTGGAGGAGATTGCGAAAGAGGTGATCGACGGAAAGTGGGGGAATGGCACGGAGCGTAAGGAGAAACTTACGGCAGCCGGATATGATTATTCCACCATTCAGAAAAAGGTCAATGAACTGTTGAAGTCATGAGGCTATGAGGCTCGGAGGGAGAAAAACCCTTCGAGCCTTATTTTTTTTTGCCTAAAAAGGGGAAAAATGCCCTCGCCGTTTACATCCCGTTTGAAGGGATAGGTGAAAAATTCCGTAGGGGTTGTAACTTTTGCCACCTATGAAGGGATTCCCACAAATTTTCTCCCGCCCATTTCGGTTTTTTATGTCCATGGGGTAGTGAAGGGGGAAAACATCATAACGATGAATCCAAAAATGTTATGCCCTTCAATTCTTCCGGAGGTGGAAATGATGAATGATGTGCAAAGAGAACGGATAAGGGAACTCAGGGCAGAAGGGTACAGCTATGGGCGGGTATCGCAGGTACTCGGCATAAGCGAGAACACCATAAAAACATTCTGCCGGAGGAACAGCCTCGGCGGGATGGCAGCCACGCCCACACACACGGAGGCGGAGGAACATTCCTGCCTGTGCTGCGGGATTCCGGTCGCGCAGGTGAGCGGCAGAAAGGAAAAGAAGTTCTGCTCCGACCGATGCAGGAACAAGTGGTGGAACAGCCATCTTGAGCAGGTCAAGCGTAAGGCTAATTACCAGTACGTCTGCCCCTATTGCAAGAGACCATTTACGGCATATGGGAACAAGAACAGAAAGTACTGCTCCCATGAGTGCTATATCAATGACAGGTTTGGAGGTGGCGGAAATGACTAAGGCGCAGATGGAAAACGAGGAACTGTATCACGGCACGATGATGGTCGCGAGGAACCTTCTGAATCAGGGGATTATTTCGGAGAAAGAGTATACGCAAATTGATACAAAATTCCGCCAGAAGTACAAGGTATCTTTGTCGACGTTATTTACCGATATCCGCTTGATAAAGTTCGGGGAACACGGGAATATAGGACAATGAAAAGGAGGAATCATCATGAACGATGTGCAAGCGGAACAGATGGAAAAGCTTAAGAGCGAAGGTTACAGCTACTTCCGGATTGCCAGAATGCTCGGGATAAGCATGGAGGAGATCAAGCTGTACTGCATCAAGAACAGGGTCGGCGGTCTGCAGCTTCCCGACATGGCATCCGTCAGCGAAAGACTGAAGGTGGGGATGAAATGCCGAAAGTAACAAAATTAGAACCATCCGAGCCGGGACGGGTCGCGCGGAAAAGGGTGGCGGCATATGCAAGGGTGTCCTTGGAAACAGAGATGCTGCACCATTCACTTTCTGCCCAGGTCAGCTATTACAGCAGCCTTATACAGAGCAATCCGGAATGGGAGTATGTAGGCGTGTATGCGGACGAGGGAATCACGGGAACATCCACGAAGAAAAGGGATGAATTCAAACGGCTGATGAGGGACTGCGACGAGGGAAAGATAGACCTTGTTCTTGTAAAATCAATCAGCCGATTCGCGAGGGATACCGTGGATACACTTAATGCCACAAGGCACCTGCGGAGTCTCGGGATTGACGTCTTCTTCGAACGGGAGCACATACACTCCATTTCGGTGGAAGGGGAACTGCTCCTCACACTCCTCGCCTCCTTTGCGCAGGCAGAGGCGGAGAGTATGTCCGCAAATGTAAAATGGGCGGCGCAGAAACACTTTGAGAATGGAGAACCGAGCACGGGAATCCTCTGCTTCGGTTATGACTGGAATCCGGAAACGAGGACACTTACCATCAACGAGGAAGAAGGGAAGTGGGTCCGGTACATATACAGACAGTATCTTGCTGGAGCATCCATCAAAGGACTCTGTAACGACCTTAAGAAAAAGGGCATCCGGGGCAAAAGGGGCGACCTTATCGGAAGGACGACGCTGCGGAGAATCCTGACAACGGAGACGTATGTTGGGGACCTGCTCCTCCAGAGATATTTTTCCCCAGAGATACATAAGCCGAGACTGAATAAGGGAGAAGTGGAGAAGGTGCTTGTATCAAACGCGCATGAGCCGTTGGTAAGCCGGGAGGATTACGCAAAGGTACAGGAGCGAATCAGCCAAAGGGCAGAGACGGCGGACAATCACGGGTATGAAAAAACAATCTTTGCCGGACTGGTGAAGTGTGGGAAATGCGGGTATGCCTGCAACCATGTGCGCCATCGCCGGGGAGAAGTCCGGTATGCGCATATCGAGTGCAACAGGAGGAAAACAAAAGAGTGTGACCTTCTGCCAATCCGGGAAGAGGAGCTGATGGACATCATGGAGCAGACTGTCGGCGAAAAGGATAAGCCGGAGAAAATCATGCTGTTTGATGACCATGTCGACTTCACCATGCCGGATGGAACAGTACGGACACACATCCGGGAATACCCGCAGGGCGGATATTGCGCCACGCCGTTTTCAAGGAAGATATTCTGCGGTTACTGCGGCTCGGTGCTCACCCGATGCGGCGGAAATCTCAGAAGGGCAAGCTGGATGTGCAGCACGAGGAAACACAGCAAGGCCGGCTGCACGCACGAACTGATGTCAGAGGGAGAACTCTACGGCGCGGCAAGGGCTGTCCTTGGGACAGACGAGAATCTGGAAATGCAGATTTATTGCAGGATTGAAAAAACCGTATCCTACAATGACAGGATCGATTTTTATATGAAGGAAGGAGGAATCAGGACATGGCAAAGACGATAACACGAATCCCGGCATCCGTGAATCTCTATACGGCGCAGCCCATCAACCAGCCCGCAAAGCGCAGGGTTGCCGGATATGCCAGAGTATCGACGGATACTGAAGAGCAGGCAAGCAGCTACGAGGCGCAGATGGACTACTACACCAACTACATAAATTCCCGCGAGGACTGGATGTTTGTTGGGATGTATTCGGATGAGGGCATATCAGCCACCAACACAAAAAGGCGTGAAGGATTCAATCAGATGGTGGAGGACGCGCTTGCCGGAAAGATAGACCTCATTATCACGAAGTCGGTCAGCCGATTCGCAAGGAATACGGTCGACTCGCTGACAACGGTAAGGGAACTCAAGGAAAAAGGTGTGGAGATCTATTTTGAGAAGGAGAACATCTGGACGCTTGATGCCAAGGGGGAACTGCTGATAACCATAATGAGCTCCCTTGCGCAGGAGGAATCACGCTCCATTTCGGAGAATACCACATGGGGATTAAGGAAGCAGTTTGCAGACGGCAAGGCGAGTGTGGGATTCAAGCGTTTCCTCGGATACGACCGGGGACCGGATGGGGAATTCGTGATAAACGAGGAACAGGCAGTAACGGTAAGGTACATTTACAAGAGATACATGGAGGGCTACTCCACCTACAGGATTGCGCAGGAGCTGACCGAAAAGGGGATAAAGTCACCAGCCGGAAACGATAAGTGGAATCCAAGCTGTGTGAACAGCATCCTAAGAAATGAGAAATACAAAGGGGATGCCCTTCTGCAGAAGAAATTCACCAAGGATTTCCTGACGCACAAGATGGTCGTAAACAATGGGGAGGTTCCGCAGTATTATGTGGAAGGACACCATGAGGGAATCGTGACAGCGGAGCAGTATGACCAGGTGCAGGCAGAGCTTTTGCGCCGGAGGAGTATGCAGAAGTACAGCGGTGTCGGAGTGTTTTCCTCAAGGATAAAGTGTGGCGAATGCGGTTCGTGGTATGGTCCCGCGGTATTTCACTCAACGGATAAATACAGAAAGGTCGTCTTCCGGTGTACCCATAAGTACAAAAATGGCTATATATGCAGAACGCCGAATCTTACAGAGGGCGAGATTAAGGAGCTGTTCATAAAGGCAGCAAATATCCTGTTTTCGGAGAAGAAGGAGATACTGGCGAACGCAAAAGAAATGATGGAGATGGTCTGCGATACAGCCGGACTTGAAAAAGAGCAGGAGGATTACAGGACAGAGATCAACATCGTATCGGAACAGATGCAGAACGCCATTATGGAAAACAGCCGGGTGGCATTAGACCAGGACGAGTACGTCAAAAGGTACGATGCACTGAAAAGGCGGTTTGATGCCGCCAAGGAAAAGTACGACGGGATTACGAAGGAGATAGAAGGGAAAAAGGCAAAGCGTGCATTATTCAAGCTCTTCATCGGGACATTGGAGAAAAGGCGGAAGACGATAGAAGAATTTGACGAAGGGCTCTGGTGCAGCCTTATTGACCATGTCACGGTAAAGAGCAAGGAGGAGATTGTTTTCACCTTCAGAAACGGACTGGAGATTACCCCATAGGAAGAACAGGAAGGGCACTCTGCGGAGTGTCTTTTTTGCTGGAAAAAGGACGGTTGTAATGCTATAATTTTATAGGTTGCAAGTCCGTTTTTTTGTACAGCCTATCCGCTATAATATACTTATAGAAATCAAACGGAATAGGAGGAAAGCCAGATGACGAAGAAGGATAGGTGCCTGCTCGGAGAGATACCCGTGGCGCAATTGGTGGAAAGCGCGCTAAAAGAAATGGAGCGGGCAGAGGAAATGACAGAGGAAGAAATGATCGAGGAAGATGCAGAGTGGGGCTACAGCCCGGAAGATGAAGACCCATGGTAGTAAGGAGGCAGGACATATGGCAAAAAAGAAGTACCCGGTTATCACTTTATGCGGTAGCACAAGATTCCGGACGGAATTTGAGGAGATGCAGAAAAAACTGACATTACAGGGTAATATAGTTATTTCGGTCGGATTGTTTGGTCATTCCGGTGATTTTGAGGTTTGGGAACACATGAATGAAGGGGACAGAACCCAAACCAAATTGATGCTGGATGATATGCATAAGGAAAAAATCAGAATGGCGGATAGTATCTTTGTAATAAATCCGGGCGGTTATGTTGGGGAAAGTACATGGTCAGAAATCTGCTATGCATGGATGACCCAAAAGAAGATGGAGTTTATCGAACCTATCGGCAACCGTGAAATCGAGGATAAGGTGAAAGAACATATTCAGATGGCGGAGACATTGGCGTGGCAGCAGTTAGACGGAATCCGCCACAGCGATGGCTACTATAATATAGAAGATTATGTGCATTTCGAGTTTAAAGGAAAAACAATCGTTGATCCATGGGTGAACCCTGAAACGCATTATGATGGCACACCTTGGATTGAGCATGACAGCGCGGAACAGAGAGTTAATCCTTTTGAGTACTATGGCAGGGAGAGAATGGCTTCTTTTGTAGAGGAAATCATCATGAGAAGAGGATACCGTTTGGAAAATCATACAGAGCAGTAGGATTTGGCGGAAACGCCGGATCTAGTTTGTGGAAATATTGGCGGAGGGATTAGCGGTATGAAAAAAAAGAATGTCGCAACAACTTTAGTAAGTTTGGGAGCATTGGCATTAGGTGGGGTTGTATTACGCAAACAAACCAGTACCAAAACAGTTAAAAAAATAGTTGAGTCGGTAGTTGATGAACCGGAGAAGTTTTTTGATGGAATACCTCTTTCTGAATTGTCCGAACTTGCGAAACAATGTTATCATGGCGTCAAATGTACACTTGATGAGTACGGATACTTGGTGTTCCATTATCTTTCAAATTCGGGAAAAACAAAGTTCGATGTCCAGATGAAGTTGGATGCGGCAGGCAAACTAAAAAATTTGGGAGGTCATTATCCGGGACAGTGGTGGTCTGCAGCGGATCAGTTTGCAGAGTTGTTTAATAAGAAATATCGTTCCTAATCAATAACGGACTCAGCCGGAGCCCCTCCCGTTTTATGGGAGGGGTTCTTCTGTTAGAATCAGCTAAATTTGCCGTTTGGCTTGATGCCGCGCTTTTTGATGATATCCTTCAGATAATGCTCGATTTCCTCCTTGACGTGGACGGGGATTTCCGACACAAGGAGGACTTCGGGAATCTCCAGCTTCGCCCTGCCGGAGATTCTTTTGACAAGTGTAATCTTTTCTTTTTCGAGGTCGAGCTCGTCTATCCGGTAGCCCTCTGCCTCCCATGCGTCCGGAAGGGAATTATAGCGTACCCTCGACCGCCAGCTCTTGCGGTCATGTTTTCTGGCTTCCGAGATTTCGTAGCCGGACAGTTTCTCAATCTCTGCAAAGGTGAGGGTGATCCGCGGCTTGCGGCATTTCTCGAAATAGTCCTGTAGCTTCCGGTATTTCCAGTTTCCGGCAAGAAGGTGTTTCTGCCGCTTGTCCGCCGAGGCATACACGAGCATATTATCGACTTCCCGGACGGAAAGCCCGTCAAGATCCTCCAGCGTGTAGAAACTCATATATTCATCCTGTTCACAGATTATGTGGATGTACGCCTTGTTATCCAGTTTGTCCGGGCGTGTTGGATTTATCGTGATCAGTTTGAACGGCTGGTCTGCGAGGATGTCCTGGCCGCAGTAGTAGCATTTCCCATTCTGCCGCTCCCACACGGGGCGGTAGCGTTCTGTCACGTTCCAGGATTCGCTTCCTTCCTCACGCTCCTTCAGATAGTCGGCATCGAGGAACGGATTCACAGTTACCTTGACCGGATGGTAGGTGACGTGGATGATATCCGCCAAGTGCATGACGCGAACCTCTCGCTGTTTTGGCAGCGCAAAATACCTGCGTCCGAAAGCATCCGTGTACCAGTATGTTTCGT